AGCCAGTGTGAAAACCTGGCCCTCTTCACCGTCGAGCCTGCCGGATTCCCTTTGCCCAACAGGGAGCGACCAAATCGAGACTTCTGGGACGAAGCAAGAAGGAAGTGGGGTTTCCGTGAATTCGCTTTCCCTCCCCAAGGAGGATGTGCGGAAGAGCGAAGTCTCCTCGTCCATTCAGCTTTCATCGCAGAAGACCAAGACTATTCAGAAGAAGAAGTCGAGGAGGCGGCCCAAACCGCCCAAAGAATCGGCGCCAGAGAGCGTCAAAGAATGTGCTCCCATGACAGTGAAGGGGAAATCTCCGATGAGGATGAGTTCCTCTTACCTGGATTAATTCTAGATCCACTTGAACATGAGTGGGTGTTGCGCGATGTAAATTGGGAGGCCAGTCCAGGCCACCCTTACATGCTGTGCTATCCTACCAACAAGATGTGGCGAGATGCTGAAGGCATTAAGCCTATTTTAGAGTTAATGGTTGAGCGCCTGAGATTGCTTTTAGATGCTGATGATGATGATTTCTTTTCTTATAGTAGCACTGATTTGGTTGTAAAGGGGTTTTGCGACCCCATTAAAGTATTTATAAAGAATGAGCCGCACAAACCTGAGAAGGTGCGCGAAGGTAGATTCAGACTCATAAGTAGTGTTTCGCTTATTGACCAACTGGTTGAGAGATTCATTTTCTCCCAGCACAATAGGCTTGAGATAGAAAACTTTGAGAAATTGGCGTCCAAACCTGGCATGGGGTTGAACGATCGCGGGTTGAAACACTTGTATAATTATGTACAGAATTGGAGTAACCGCGTTTGTGTAGACGTGAGTGCCTGGGATTGGCGCGTTGATAAATTGGATTACTTTTGTGATTACGTTTATAGGTGTGAAGCTCATGGTATATATAAACAGAAGTGGATTGAGACTTTGGCCATTCGAAGAATCAGATGCATGTCTTTGGGTGTTATGCTTACTGGAAACGGTAATGCGTACGCTCAATTATATCCTGGTATCATGAAAAGTGGCAGTTACTTGACCTCATCCAGTAATTCGCACATGAGTGTGATATTGGCCACCTTAGCAGGTGCTGCTGATGTCATGGCCATGGGTGATGATACTGTGGCTGATGTTCCCCATAAAATAGAGTTTGGGGAGTATTATAAGCGTAGAGGTAAAGTGATGAAAATCGAAACTACTGAAGTTCTTGAGTTCTGTTCGCATAAGTGGAGTATTCCACCTTTAGCTGTTCCCGTAAACGTGTCTAAGTTAGTATGCCGTCTGCTGAACCACGCCAATATCGTTGATGTAATGGTCCGATATGGTAATTTCGTTCAGAACGTGAGGCATATAGACGAGACATGGAAGGTTGAGTTGCTTCAGTGGGTGAAAGATTTGTGCGTTAAAGAAGACCCCAGTTCTGTGGTGGTCTTCAACTCATATAAATAATTGATAATAATTTAGGCAGTTACTCCCTGGACTGTCAAAACAAAATGTCAGGGAAGGGTAAGACCACTAATTTGGCCATTACCGTCAAGGCTCCAACGGCTCCGAAACAAAAGGTAAAAGCGCGTAAGCGCAAGTCTAAGAAGATGAGCATTAGAGCTCCGATTAAATCATCGGGTGTTGATCCTAACACGGCTGCATGGATTCGCTTAATAGCGGACCCGTGCAACAGCCAGCTTGTTCACCCTATATATGGTGGTACTGGAAATGGATATCTGTCCAGAGTGCGTTATTCGTTTACCGTACACAACACGAGCACCGCTAATAACGGGGTTCTGTTGTGGTATCCTGAATACGCAGGAGGAGATGGATTACCATCTACGCCAAGCACATATAGGCCTGGTAGCTGCTTCGTCTATGAGACCAACAACGCTGGTTCTCCCCCTGTCAACAGCACCAATAATCCATTTGGTAGTGCAGGCAGCAGTGTAGGAGGCACATACGCCACGTACCGTGATCCGGCGCATAATTTTACGAATAGTAGTAATTACGCTAGCCGATGTGTCGCCGCGTGTGCTCGTGTCTTATACACCGGCCCGCCCCTTACCAAGTCTGGTTTGTTTAGTGCAGATAACAATCACAAGTTCTCGCAAGCCATCGATTTAGGTGGTGCGACGCTTCCGACTATTGATCAGATTGCCAGTGTATCACCAGTCACTAAGCCTCTGCCTTACAGCGCAGAGATTAGGTGGCTGCCTGGCTCTAACAGTTCAGTTTTCCGTAGAACTACGTCGTCGAACATAAGTCTTGATAACTTGCAGAATGATACATTGTTATATGTTTCTAACACGGTAGCTAATACACCGTCTCAACCAGGATTATCGTACGCCGAGTCTAGCGGCATTGCAATCACTTGGAGAGGTCTACCTACGACAACTACTGGTGACATAACTATTGAGTTGATTAAGGTTTTCGAATGGGTACCTTGGGATAATACCGCGCTTATGAACGTGAGTAACAGGCCAACGAGCACTGTGAAAGGTTTTGCGGCGATGGATTATATCAACAAGATAGCCGATTCCATATCTTATGTCGTCGATGGTTATAGTAACACCATGGCTGCCATGACCAATCCATCAGTGTTGGGTATGATCTCAAAGATGAGTAAAGTAGCTATAGGATATTAGAAGACCTAGTCACGTCGATAAACTGACTCGCATTATTAATTCTCGAAAGAAATTAACGTCGGTGCGCGTAAAGCCCAATGCCAGTCGTGTCAGCGGCCGTACGGTTCAGCGTTAGAACCCGTGGGGATAGCGTCAATTCCCTTCAGGAGAG